GACTTCTGAGCGCGAGCAGAAACTCGCGATTCAGGGGTTCAAGTGTGCTATCGATGGTCTACCGCTCAAGTTAGAGGACTCTGTATGGGGTCACGATACTGCTTGGGCTCAGGGTGGCGAACTCATGGAAGGTGCTGTGATTCGCAAGAGTCACAATATTAATATGGGTCAAACGACAATTGAAGAATATCGTATGATTCTTGAACTTCGTAAGGGTAAGGTGTAATATTAACATTTTCTATCTAGATCGCGATGTGAAGTTAGCGGCTCAGTATCATTGTGATAAACATGTCGTTAAGATGATACTTGAGTCAGCACAGTTGCTGTGCACTGCACATCGCCTTCTAGATGGAATTGAGTACATTGAACAAAGGTATGTTAACGGTTCATTGCCTGCGCGTTATCGTAAACTGAAACGCTGGCAACTTCCAGACTGGCGCGAGCAAGTATTGTACACGGCTGGGCATATCAATCATCCCAGCGCGGTGTGGGTTCGTTCCAACATAGAACATTACCGCTGGCTGTACGATCTGATGTACTATCTTATCTATGAGTACAAGCACCGCTACGACGGTAAGAAGCACAAGTGTGAGGACCTATTGCAGCCTCTATTGGACGCGCCCTATAGCATACCCATAGTTGACTGGCAGGAGCCTCCACAGGCGATGCCAGATGACTCCAAGGTGGTCGGCGATAGCGTCCAAGCCTATCGTAATTACTACATGAATCACAAGCGTCGAATGGCTAACTGGAAGGTGCGCGGTCAGCCCGAGTGGTATAAATAGGTGAATGCAGAAGTTCTCCTCGTTTAAATCGGAAAATCTGGGCAACCTTTCTGTTTGGGATATAGATGAAACTCTATTCCAAACCAAAGCCCAAGTGCATGTCATGAAAGATGGCAAGCGTGTAAAGTCTTTGTCGAATAAACAATACAATACATACCAATTAAAGAAGGGTGAGTCTTATAACTTTTCTGAGTTTAAAGACGCAAAACTATTCAATCGGACTTCTGTTCCTATTCAACGAGCAATCGACAAAGCAGCCAAGACTCTTAAAGCCTACGCAAATCTACCAAACAGCAAGGTGATTGTGTTGACGGCTAGATCTGACTTCGACGATCCTCACACCTTCCTAAATACATTTGAAAGATATGGATTGAACATGAGAAACATTCATGTTCATAGAGCAGGGAATTTGGGTTTACCTGCCGCCGAAGCGAAGAAGATCTACATTAAACAGTATCTTGAAACTGGTAAATTTAAATCTGTGTCACTGTTTGATGACGATGCAAGAAATCTAGAAGTATTCTTGTCACTAAAGAAAGAATACCCGAAAGTGAAGTTTGTTGCCTACATGGCGAACCATGGTTATTTTAGGAAGTATTGATTATGCCAACATACGAATTCTTGAATAAGAAAACAAAACAACTTGAAGAGCATGTAATGTCGATTGCTGCTTATGACGAGTTTAAATTGAAGAACCCACATCTAGAGCGATATATCGAAAGTGCTCCGTTGTTCAGTTACTCTGGAACAGGTGATCTATCAGGAAAGAAAACTGACAACACCTGGAAAGAAGTCATGCATAAAATTGCTGAACAGAATCCAAGAAGTCCACTTGCTGAAAAGGTTCTTCGTAAAGATACAAAACGAGTAAAGACTGATAAGGTATTGAAGAAACATAAACTATTTCAACAATAAGGATATTACATGTCTAAGAAAAAAAATGTATCGAACACCACGATTGGATTTGAAAGTGAACAACATGTTCGAGTTAGTACTCCGAATAAAATAAAACCATCGGAACTTCAGACATTTGAACCTTTAACAGATAACCAGAGGAAGTTCTTTGATGCTTATGGACGCGGTGATTATTTTATCATGCTTACTGGTTCTGCAGGCACTGGTAAGTCTTTCATTGCGTGCTATAAAGCAATGCAAGAGGTTTACGACAAAAATTCTTCTTTCAAGCGTGTTGTTATCGTACGGTCTGCTGTTCAGTCTCGGGATGTTGGCTTTACTCCAGGCAGTCTAGAAGAAAAGATGAGTCTGTATGAACAGCCGTACATGCAGATCTATCATACGCTGTTCAATCGCCGTGATGCCTACGAAGGTCTAAAGGACGCAGGGAAGATTGAATTCATCTCGACTTCTTTCATTCGTGGTATGAGTTTTGACGATTCGATTATTATTGTTGACGAATGCCAGAACATGAACTGGGAAGAATTGTCGACTATCATGACTCGTGTGGGCTATCGTTCTAAGATTATCTTCTGTGGTGATTATAGACAGACTGATTTGTATCGCAAGCAAGGCGACAAGTCTGGGCTTTGGAAGTTCCATCAAATTGCCAAGACTATGCCATCGTTCACCAGCGTAGAGTTTACAACTGACGATATCGTGCGTTCAAGTCTTGTAAAGGACTTCCTGATTGCTGTTGACAAATATGATCAAGAAAACACTTGACTTTTGCTTCGTAATACGGTATAATGACTATGTCTGGTTTGATTGAGAATTCTTGTTATGTTTAATCATATTCGTCATGACTTCCCGCAACTCTTGCAAGAGAATACTGACGGGAAACGACTCTATGTCGCACCCAACGGAGAGAAGTATCCGTCTGTGACTACGGTGATTGCCGATCATGGCAAGGAAGGAATTCTAGAGTGGCGTAAGAGAGTCGGTGATGAGAAAGCCAACGAGATCTCTCGCAAGGCTACGACTCGTGGGACTAGTGTTCACAAAGTGCTCGAAATGCATCTGAACAATGAAGATGTTTCTTCTGTCGAAATGATGCCGAATGTTAAGTCGCTCTTTGTGCGCATGAAGCAAGAGTTGAGTGAAAAGGTCAATAACATTCATTGCCTTGAAGATCGTTTGTTCTCTCACGAACTTAAACTTGCTGGCACCGTAGACTGCATCGCTGAGTACAAGGGTGTACTGTCAGTCATCGACTTCAAGACTTCCAATCGTCTCAAGAAAAAGGAGAACATCGGCGGATACTTCATGCAGGGTGCAGCCTATGCCACGATGTTTAATGAAATGACTGGTCTTAATATTGACCAGATTGTTATTCTGATTGGCGTAGACTCTGCTAACTTTTGCCAGACTATGATTGTCAGGGGCGAAGAACTAATTCACCATCGTCAAGAGTTGCAGAAGTATATTGATTCCTATTGGCAAAAGGTTTGATAAGGGAGTTTACACATGATTGATTGTTTAATTCTTGGTGATAGCATAGCAGTAGGTACACATCAAGTGAGACCTGAGTGTGCTGTGTATGCAAAAAGCGGAATCAACAGTAGAGATTTCGTTAACAGATATATAGGTAAAGACTTAGTTGCTGAGACAGTAGTTATCAGTTTGGGTTCTAATGACCATAAAGGTATTAAGACTAAAAACGAATTGATGGATTTGCGAAGTCAAGTAGTAGCAAAAAAAGTATATTGGATACTGCCTGCCATCAAACCAGAGATACAAGAAATAGTCGAGGAGGTGGCAAACAAATATGGAGATTGGATAATTAGAATTCCCAATCTTTCAACAGATGGTGTTCACCCAACCACAAAGGGATATAGGAGGATTGGCGAGATCGTTGAATGATCGAAAAACGCTAAATAACACCATGAACGAAGTAACAGAAACAAAGAAGTATGGTTGTGGATGCGGTCGAAGCCCGACTGGCGTTTGCACTGGATTGCACAAGTTAACAAATGAGCAGTATAAGGCTCATCTTGAAGAACAGAAACAATTAAACGAGCAAACAAAACCACAACTCTTACAAGGATAATAACAGCGTAAACATTTAGGTAAAGGCATCTTGGACGGGGTTTCAATACCCCCATCTCCACCAAAAGCACATCTTGAAAAGTCTTGGTGTGTTTTCTGAGGGGATGACAGGTTTCGACAGGGTGAGTAATAGACAAAATGCGCTCGTCAGGCGAATGACGATAATATAGCAAAACTAGTAAATGCAAACGATGATTCATTTACACCTATGGCTCTCGCTGCCTAATAAGCACATTGAGCACAAAGAGTTGACCGCTCGGTAACAGAAAGGTCTGGGGTGGTGGTGCGAACCACCACCCTTTTCTTTCCACTGCAATAATGGAGACTTAACATGAATGCAGTAGATATACTTCGTAATGTAGAAAATTATTTTGATCGCAACCACAACTTCTTTATGCTCTGGGGTGGCTTATTCGCTGCTCTCTTTTTTGGATTGTTTGTGCCGTATAACATGTACTCTAGAGCTATGATGCAGTTGGAAACTCAGCAAAATGCAAATGTCATTCTTGCTACTCAAATACTCGACATGAACACTCGCATGGAGTTTCTTGAGTTATCATTCGACAGAAAACAAAAGGTCATGCGCGAAGTTGAGTGCCTTGCGCGCAACATTTACTTCGAAGCAGGTGGCGAGCCTCGCGCTGGCAAGATTGCTGTCGCAGAAGTTACAATGAACCGAGTGAAGAGTAATCAATTCCCAAAGACCGTTTGTGCTGTTGTTCATCAGAAACATAAGAACATCTGTCAGTTCTCTTGGGTCTGTGAAGGCAAGCGTTCGGTTCGTAACAATAATGCTTGGCGTGAATCGCAAAGAATTGCCGAAAGCATATTGATTTCCAAGAAGAGATACGGTATAATAGGTAATGCCAAATACTTTCATGCAACTTATGTTAACCCGAAATGGGCTGATGAAAGTCGAATGATTGCTCAAATCGGTAATCATATATTTTATCATTGAGGCTTTATGCGAATTACAAACGATGTGAAACTTGACTACAAGGATGTTTTGATTATACCAAAAAGATCTACGCTTGCGTCTAGAAGTGAGGTTAAATTAAAACGACACTTTAAATTTCGCAGCGGGAATGAATGGTACGGTGTTCCAATTATAGCAGCCAACATGGACGGTGTCGGGACATTTGACATGGACGTGGCATTAGATAATTGCCAAACAATGACTGCATTGACAAAGCATTTCAAAGATGTTGAATTGATAGACCATTTTAAAAAGAAACTCAACAGCAGCGTTTACTCTCTTGGTATTAGTGACAGAGATCTAAACAAATTCGATAATGTTTATCATGTAGTGGGCGATAAACATATTAAAGTTTGCATCGATGTCGCGAATGGATATACACAAGCGTTCGTAGAATTCATTAAGAAATTCCGCGAACGATACCCTAGTGTTATTTTGATGGCGGGTAATGTTGTTACACCAGAGATGACAGAGGAATTGATTCTCGCGGGTGTTGACATCGTGAAAGTTGGCATTGGTCCTGGCTCTGTCTGCACAACACGCAAGATGACAGGAATCGGCTACCCACAGTTGAGTGCGGTTATTGAGTGTGCGGATGCTGCTCATGGTCTCAGGGGTCATATCATAGCGGATGGTGGGTGTTCTGTTCCAGGGGATGTTGTAAAGGCATTCGCCGCTGGTGCTGATTTCGTGATGCTCGGTGGAATGTTGGCGGGTCACAAGGAAGGTGGTGCTTCGTCATTTGGTGACAATCGATTCTATGGCATGAGTTCTGATACAGCCATGGATCTGCATAATGGTGGTGTTGCCAATTACAGAGCATCTGAAGGCAAAACTGTAGAGATTCCATATCGCGGTGAAGTGAGCAGAACTATTCAAGATATTTTAGGTGGGTTGCGTTCAGCATGTACATATGTGGGAGCATCAGAACTAAAAGAACTGAGCAAGCGAACAACTTTTGTTCGCGTGACGCAACAACTAAACGAGACACTGAGTGCTTATGAGATCTAATATGGCAAATCGTGAAGAAAAAAATAACTTCTCTATGATGATTATGAATCTGGCTATTCAAGAAAAGATTGATCACATGGATGCTGTTACAACATATTGTGAACGCAACAATCTTGAGATTGAAGTTGCCGCCAGTTTGATCAATGACTCATTGAAGAGTATCATTGAAGGTGAAGCAATGGAGTTGAGATTCTTGCCACGAGGAAGCAGACTACCACTATGACTTGGCAACTATTAATCTGGAATATTTTTGTTTGGTCATTTACGGGAGTGATGATTTACATCACGCAATCATCTCTTTGGTGGCTGATGCTTCCCGCTTTCTTTACAGGAACTCAGAGTGCATCTGAGTTAGTTAAAGCAGTAAACGAAGCAGAAAAGAATAACGAAGAAGATGAAGTGGAGATTGACGAAGCGACGCAAGCCAAGAGGCGCGATCTTCTTGAGAAGTTTAAGAGAGGACAGATTTGAACGGATACGATCTTTATTGCATCTATCAGGCGATTAAACTACACTTTAGTTCCGAAAGTTATAATTTTTTCCAATACGATGGCAAAACTCGAGTATCAATAGATGCATTTCAAAAACGCCGCGACAAGTTTCTTTTCCATCGTCTGGCGCGCAAGTACCGCGACGATGAGATGGTTCCATTTCTGGTTGCTAATTTTGTACACAGTGACGATAACTGGACCAAGTCATTGCTTGAAGACCAGGCTGAAGAAACTTATAGGGATTGGAAACGAACCACGGATTCGATGAGCAAGGTTTACTTGGAAGATCTACAAAAGATCTGCCCAGACCCAAACAAGTTTAACAATTTATTTAAAGTTGAAGATGGACAATTTCCACCATTACTGAATCTTCTTATGCAAAAAGAAGTGACTATAGAAACTATGGTGATTCTCAATAACATCTTTGACTTTATTCGAATTTGGGACAAGAAGATTTCTGATGATATCATCTATCCCAAAGTGTCAAGAAAGGTGCGCAAGTATGGTGCTTTTCTTGCGGTGAATGTTGACAAGTATAAACTCTTGACAAAAGAAACTTTACTTGCTCAACAGAATAATATATAATGATATGGTAATGAAGAAAGTGGATAAGCAAAATACAATTTATACAACGCTATACGGAGAATACAAATGAGTTTATCAAATCTAAAGAAGGGTTCGTCCCTTGATAAGTTGAAGAAGGCAGTTGAGCAATCTTCAGCAGGTGGTGGCGGTGCTAAGAGCGCAGATGATCGCTTTTGGCAACCTGATGTTGATGCTGCTGGCAACGGATACGCAGTTATCCGCTTCCTCGATACACCAGCAGTTGACGGCGAAGATGGTTTGCCTTGGGTACAAATCTGGTCCCATGGTTTCCAAGGTCCAGGTGGTTGGTACATTGAGAACTCTCTCACCACTATGGGCAAGAACGATCCAGTTTCTGAGTACAACACTGTTCTTTGGAACTCTGGCATCGAAGCAAACAAGGAAATCGCTCGTAAGCAGAAGCGCAAGTTGACATACATCGCAAATGTGCTTGTCGTCTCTGATGCAAAGCGTCCAGAGAATGAAGGAAAAGTTTTCCTCTATAAGTTTGGTAAGAAGATCTTTGATAAGATCAAGGAAAAACTTGAGCCTCAGTTTGCTGATGAGACGCCGCTGAATCCGTTTGACTTCTGGAAGGGTGCGAACTTCAAGGTCAAGATTCGTCAGGTCGAAGGCTATCGCAACTACGATAAGTCAGAGTTCGAGGCTGCTGCTCCATTGTTCGCTGGTGATGATGCCCAGATTGAAAAGGTCTGGAAGTCTGCTCACTCGCTCAAGGATTTCTTGAAGCCTGAGAACTTCAAGACCTATGACGAACTGAAGGCAAAGTTGAACAAGGTTCTTGGTGCTGGTGGCGTTGCTGGTGCAACTGCTACTCGGATTGATGACGAGGAGGCTGATGCTCCTGTTGTTCGTTCCACTCCTGCCAAGAAAGTGACGGCTGAAAGCGTCAGCGTCGATGACGACGATATGGCGTTCTTTGAGAAGTTGGCAAAAGACTAAACATCACTTATAAGCACGGTGTGCGTTCCATAGTGATGTTTGGGGGGACTAGAAATAGTCCCCCTTTTTTTACACTCTTATACTCTATTCATTTCATATGGAAATTCAGGATTAAATGCAGAAGGATTTCTTCTGTTTGATAATGCATCATTTCCTAACCCCACAATAGCATTTCTAGTTTCTCTTCCAAACAAATCAAGCCTTTTAGATAATGTTTCAACACCTTGAATGGCACTCATTGCTAACATGGTAGTGTCTTCTTCATTAGTTACATTTGATGTTACTGGTAATTCTTCTTCTGGTGGTAGTTCGACTCTAGGATTTTCTGGAATTGGAAAATTTGGTCTGTTGGTATGATGATCAAGATCATCCATGTCGATTGCGTTTTTCTCCCCTGCAACATCTAACGCACGGTTAATATCATATTCGCGATCACCAAGTCTATAAAAAACTGTGTCACCTCTTTGTGCTTTTGCAGGCGCAAAAACATATGCATAAATTGTAGCACGATTTGCGCCTTTTGGTAATTTCCAAAAATCAAAATATTTCTCAACATAAGTCATTTGTTCAGCGCGAGTCATCATTTTTAATTTGCTTGTTGTAGTTCCTAATGTTTTAGCATTAGCTTCTGTCATTTGAATTAAACCTGTTGCAGTTGAACCTGGGGTTGGGTTTGGAATTGCAGGATCAAATGTACCTCCTGTTTCTATATGCATCACTTTCAGTAAATCTTGGGGGTCAATTTTAAACTTATCAGAAACTCTGTATACTTCTTGCAAGAACTCTGTATCCTTCATCCAAGATAAACGATCAGGTCGACGACCTGATCGACGATCAGCATCTGTTGGATCTGTGTTGCCCCTTTCAGCATCTGTTGGATCTGTGTTGCCCCTTTCAGCATCTGTTGGATCTGTGTCGCGGTTATCTGTTTCATCTGGTGGTACTTCTTTTTTTGGTGTTACTCTTTCTGTTTTATCTTCATGAATAATTCCGTAAACTTTTGTAGCCAAATATTTGCTATCTTTCCCACCGAACAATTCTGAGATAAGATGAGCAAATGTCGCGAATGTTCCGCCAAGTATAGCACCACCAACGGTTCCTACACCAGGAAACATTGCCGTTCCCACTAATCCACCCATCAACATACCAACTCCAGTAACACCAACACTATCAATTAAACCATCATATCCACTAATCATCTCTTCTCTAAATTTATCTTGTGAAATTAATCCACTAGATCTATTAGACACTGCAATGGACATTTTTGATAGATGATATGTTACAACCGCAGCATTTACTGCAGGAAATCTTTGAATCAACCCTCTGAGTAATGGCGCCACCACTTTAAATTTTTTTGCTTGATTTACTGCTTTGCTATATTTTGCGACACGCTGACCTGCAGTTTTTTGTGCTTCGCGATATCCCATCCCACGTTTTTGAAATCCAGGGATCATTTTATTAATCATTTGTATACGAGCTTGCGATGCAGTTACAGGCTTTAATCCTGCTTTGCCTCGATCTCTTAACATAGAAATCGCGCCGCCTACCATTTTTGTTGCTTGGTATGCTCCATATCCAGCAATATATGGATCTACTGTTTGGCTAGTTGCTTCTGTTATTGGATCATCATATGCAGTTTTACCTCCCATACGAGTTCCCATTCTTTGCATTGCACCAGGAAGATTGTATAAGGCATATGCAGCAATACCTAATCGAGCAATTCCGATGGATCTGAGTGCACCACCAGCGAGTAATGCTAATGCTGTTGGATTTTTTAATAGTAATGGTAAAAATAACTTAAAGAAATCTGTTTCAGATTTTTCTTTTTCTTTTTTTTCTTTGGCTTTCGCGGTAACACCACGAACCTTACCTCTTCGTTCTTTAACTTTTAATTGCTGCAGTTCTGCATTAATTTGTTCTATTTGACCTTTTATAGTTCTACTCAATCCAGGAACTCTGACAGCTCTATCAGTAAATGAGTTAATATTCATTCTTCTCTGTGTTCTAAATGAACCAAGTTCGCCATAGATGCCGCTAATGAGTGCAGTGTTTCTTTCAGTAATCATAGCAAGTGTATTAATCTTTTTATTAAGATTAGCAATAGAAAGTGCAGAAAATTGTTTGAACTGTTTATCTCTTTTTTCTTTTTTGGATTCTTCTTCGTCTTGTTTTTTCTGTAATGGTGTTCGCTGCCCAAATGATGCTTGTGCTACTGTTGCAATAAACTCTGATTTAGTTAATGTCCTGGCTAGATTGTAAACCGAAAACCGCATAGCCAAATCTTCGCGCACCATTAATTTAAATGCAGTTGATAATGGAATTTTTTTTCTAGTCTGTATTGTATACAGTTGAGAGGCTATGGCTGACAATGACATTATTTTCTCTTAGATTTCTTTAATATTCTTGATAAATTCTGCTGTGCTTCTACATTCTTCTGTTTGAGTTTCTCGGTTTCTTCCTTCACCCAATTGTTTACCATACCAATGTACATATTTCTTTCCCACGGAATCATGTTTTCTAATTCCGTAAGAGTATATTTGTATTGGTGAGTCAATGTAAACATGTTTTCGTAGTAGGCTTTTAAGTTAGCCCCCCGAAAACTCAAGTAAAAAAATCGGTGAGACCCTCCATATGTAAGTTGTGATTAAAACCACATCGTTCGCAAGTATGTTTAATATCATAACTAATCTTAGGTAAATTTTCAAAAAATGCTAATATTCTATCAAACTGTTCTTGAGTAAGAGACTCTAGAAATTGAACGAATTCTTCTTTAGGGTTTTCATTTGCATAGTACATACCATTTTCATCAAACACATAATCTGCACATTCATAAATCATATCAAATGTCTTTTCTGTTTCAGTTGAATTGATCACATCAGTAATTGGCTTAAATGACCTTAAAGTTGGGAATTTTAAAACAATACCAATTTTATCTGTTATATAAATTTTAGGAGATAAATCAGCGACAGGTGGCTTAATATCTAACACATTTACTGAAACTGGCATCATGTGTTTACACTCAACCTCGACCTCAGCTCCTTCTTCGCTATTCTCAGTTCCAGTCACGTTACGACAGATAAAAAATGTTTCAATCTTTTCTCCTATAGACCTCGATCGTAAATTTAAAAACAAATACTCAATATCAAAAATAGGTAATTTATCAATATCGATGTCATCAACCAAACAGTTATTAATAATTTGTTTAATGGTTTTGTACATTGTATCTTCTTCGTTGCTTTGTAAAGCCATAAGAAGTAATTTTTCTTCCTTAACCAAAAATGGTCTAAATTTTATTGGGTTAGGAAGTGATACTAATTTTAATTCAAATAGTGGCAAATCGATTTTTGGTAAAGGCATAATTATTATCTCTCATACATTTATTGGAGTTAAACATCTTCCTCAACAGATCACTGTTCAACAGCTTCAAGCTGAGCTTCCTCATAAAACATAGAAACACTCAATTTATGAAATCCATCATCAGCCCAGTTACATGGTAACGAAGAAACATTGATTGGAAATGCGTTTATTATTTTAACACTCATGTATTTTTCATGATCTCCAGAAAAATTTTCTGTGTCTAAGTATTGAATTAGTGTTAAGTCCACCACTATATCATTAAAATATCTATTACTTGTGGTTGTGTAAGACATTTGATCTACCCAATCATTAAAAAACTCAAATATTTTTGACTGATCATTGTAGTAAAATGATAGAGTTATTTCATTATAATCTCTTCTATATGGTGTTTTAATTTTTTGCAAACCTGGTATCAAGTATTCTAGTGTGGTAACTGATCTCCCTGGCAATTCAATTGCATCGCACAAAAATGTAAAATCTGTTAGTTCGATCAGATTTATTCGCTCCGAAAGCCTTTTCGTTCCAAATGGTTCTTTTACTTTTTCTTTATTAAAAGATGAGCATTCTGGGAGTGCGTCCAACCTAAATGCGAATTTGCAAGACCGAAGTAAATTATGCTGTGATATTCTTGTTAGAGGGTTGATGTTAGTTGCTGTAACCGCAACTTCGGGTAAGGGTGCGTTTGTTTCTGTTTTTGCTGCTACCGTAACTTCTTCAGACACGCCAAGGAATTCGATTGTACCGTCAGGTCTTCGAATTATGTTATCGTTTGACATTATTTCTTATACACCATTTTTGCGGTTGGGAGAAATATTGCCGTTTCCCAACTGTTCGGCTCTATGTAAATTAACGATGAACGAATGTGACTCAACAGGTATCTCTTTATACACGGTTCAATCATTTTGTATCGACGCGACCTTGATAATAGATCATACGATAAATTAAACTTGGTCGTATCGTTGTATTTATCGTTATTGGCGAAGTCAATTAACCTATCCAATAACGATAATCTGCTGTATGGGTCCAGGTAATGCAAGTTCAAGCCTAAAAACCCATCGGAATACATCTCCATAGGAATAACCAATGGGAACTTATCGTAAACTGGTAGAACATCTTTATATTTTGGGTCGTAATGGTACATGTACATACGACCGATAAAGGCTCTAGGAGAGATTCTGGAAGCGTCGTTTAGAACATTGGAGCGATCTGAGGGGATACGGAGCTGGCTGATTTTCCCACCCAGCCATGCTCTGGCTGCTTCTGTTCTGGGGCGAATCCCAGCGGCATTCATTTCCTTGCTAATTTTTGTAAATAGTGACATTATATACCCAAGTCTTTTTCGGTTATAACCTTAAACTTCCAATTTCGATCTTTACAGTATTCTACTGCTGCGTTCCATTTGGCTTCGTTTATACCCCATGTTGCAACCTCACGAATGTATTGCTTGGTAACTCGGCTTCGTTTTTGCGGCGGCTGGGCTTGCATCAGCGGTTTGACCTCAAGAATCATAGCCTCTGTCAGCCCACTTTTATTGCGCATTCTAACGAAAAAGTCTGGGAAGTATCGGTGCATTTTGTTGTCAATCGGCGATAAATAAGGTATGACGATTTCTTCATTCGACCACTCAATTACATTCGAGTTACCGTCCAGGTGTACCATAACTCGGCGTTCCCAGAGCGATCTGTACCAGATGTTCGTGGGATCACCTAAATATTTATTGAAGTTTTTAGGACTAAATTTACCACTGTAAGCCATCTAGTATTTATAGGAAAAACAATTCATGGCAGATCCTGTAGCAGAAATCGATAATAGCGAAAGAGCTAGAAATAGAATGGCACGTGAGCGACGCGAGCAAGCCGAGGAAGCTGTAACTTTTGACAAACCAGGCGAATTTGCAGGCAATGAAACTCCACCTGAAGGAAAAAAACCAGGAACATTGACAATAAAAGCATTTCCAGACATAATTAGAACTGGTGAGTTTCCTCATATATTATTTAAAATTTTTAGATCCGCGAGTATCGCTTCTGGTGGAACAGTAGGAAATGATAGAACAGGAGCAAGTATCGTTGCTGGTGGATCTGCAGTAAATTCATTTTTAGATGGAATTCCAGGTGGAAAAGCAGCAGCTGCTGCTGCATTAGTGTTAGGTGCTGGTGGTGGATTGGGTGGTGCATTTCTTGCAGCAGGTGCAACGACAGAGACTGGACAAGGTTTGATAAATAATACGGCAAATAATTTATTTGGGACATCGCTACAAGGCAAAACATTCACTGACACTGCAAAAGGTTTAATTAAAGGTTTTAGCCTCAAAAGAAATATAGATTTATTTGAAACTGCTATAGCTCTTTTTATGCCAGATAATATTACAACCAATTACGATAATGAATATCAAGCGTTATCGATTACTTCAACATTAGGTGCTGTTGGATTTGCAGCCCAAGCATTGGCAACCAGAGGTAAATCAGGCGATACAATAAGTCCGTATGTTATGGAAGGCGCATCGAGACTAGCATCTAAGGTTGTTGGGGGAGACGAAGATTTTACTCGACTTGGGTTGTTTGCAACTACTGGATTAGTTAATAATCCACAACTGGAAATGATTTACAACTCTCCAGTTTTAAGGAAATTTATATTTGATTTTAGACTTGTTCCTAGGAGTAGTACTGAATCCCAGTTAATTAAAGATATAATTAAAACATTTAAACGCGAATCTGCACCAATAATCCCGAAGTCTTCAACAGGAAGATATTTAATTCCACCATCGCAGTTTGAGATATCCTTTCACAATGGAGCAGCTCAAGGTCCAGTAAATGATTATTTCTTTAAAACTAAAAAATGTGTGTTAACTGGAATTAACGTCGATTATACACCTAATGGCTACGCCACGTTTACAGATGGTGCACCTGTAGAGACAAGATTACAATTGCAGTTTACAGAAACTGCGATTATCGACCAAAAAGCAGTAGAAGAAGGTTATTAATGTATTTTACATATTTTCCAAAAACATTATATTCTTTTGATTTTACTGGATCAAGTCCAGCTGCAGTCACTAATATATTTTCGAGATTTAGTTTTTTGCAAAATGTGTTAAACACTACATTTGCATTTTATAAGTATCAGATAGTTGAGGGAGATACTCCAGAAATTGTAGCGACCAAGGTGTACGGAGACCCAACATTGTATTGGGTGATTTGTATGACAAATAATATTGTGGATCCACAATTTGATTTTTGTTTAGAACAAGATGCACTAGAAAGAAAAATTATAAAACAATATAATTATTCTTCTATTGCTGAAGCGTATGCAAGTATTCACCATTACGAATTGGAAGTTAAAAAAGTATTATCAGAAGTTGATGGTGCAACAACGACTACAACAAATACAAGTATCATTACACTAGATCAGTACAATTATACTTCTAACACCCTTCAAACAAAAAGTCTTGGCACTGCTAATTCTGAAACGAAAACCGTGTCTTTTTACGCGAATAATTCTAACGCGAACAGCGCAACAGTTGCAACATTAACAATCAATTCTACTTATAAACCTGTTTATGTTTATGATTATGAAAACGAACTCAATGAATCCAAAAGACAAATAAAGATTTTAAAAAACGAATATATACCTGGGATAATGACAGAACTAGAAAATGTATTAAATGGATAATTTAGCAACCAAAAGTACATCAAACAAATCTGTAAGGATTATTGCATGTAAAATTATTGGATCTAATGGACAGATCAGAGATTTAAAAGATCCAGTAGTATTCAGTAACATCCAAATTTATGAAAGTTTGTATTCTCCAGTAGTGAGTGGAACAATACAACTTCAAGAGGGTGTAAACTTACAAGTAATTTTAAATGCTCATGGCAATGAGTATTTGTACATTTCATTTAGTCGTCCAGGGGAAGAAAATGTTAGTTACCAAAGAACATTTAGAATCTATTCTTGTACAACGAAAAAACCTTTGGGCGATAGCCAAATTCAAACTTACATATTACATTTTTGTTCTGAGGAAATGATATTTTCAAATCAACAAACAATCTCGAGAACATTTAAGGGTGTTAGTAATGCAGAACATGTTAGAAATATTTTGACTCAAACTCTAAAAACTAACCAAGCGAGAGTTAGAAAAATTGAGAAAACAATTGGTTCTGATGTGCATGTTTTAACAAAATACAAACCATTTGAGGCTATAGAATATTTTGCATCACAGTCTTATAGTGAAAATGGAACTCCATTCGTATTTTTTGAGAATAGAGATGGATACAATTTTATTAGTTTAGAAACATTGTTCAAACAAGATCCAATAGACCCAGCATTAACTTATAAAACAGTAAAATTTATTGATACTCCTACCGAAAGTGTGGGTAAAAATTCGAATATAATAAAAACATTTGAGTTTACTCGGGGGTATGACACGTTATATGGAACAAAAGAAGGTGTTTATGCTAATAAACTTTATACGCTAGATTTAATTCGTCAGCGATACACCAGTGTCGATTATTCAATTGTTTCAGTTAAAAATAAAAATTCATTAGTTGCAGGATATTTTCCAATAAATGACGCTAAAAATAGAGATAGTAATGCGCTTTATGAAGAATATAATGCAGCACCAAATTATTGGTTAACAGATTTCGGGCAAAATACTACCGAGTATTTGGCAGCAGTTAATACTAGACGTAATACTAAAAGACACAAAGATCCATATAGAATAAATAACAGCAATGTAGAAGAAGCTCTTGTTCCACGAAAAATGCAATTAGAATTTTTAGAAAATACTAAACTGTATTGTATTATTCCTGGTAATCCAAACTATTCTGTTGGATTCACAGTAAAGATTGATATTCCTGCATTTGTTCCTATTGATGAACGAGATTCAGATTATTCTGGTGAATATTTAATAACACATCTTCATCATTCGATTACACCAGAAGATATTGAAACTGCATTAACTCTTTGTAGAAACAGCATAAATGCAAAAATGGATAGAGCGCAAAACGAAAATCCAAATTATAAAATAGCGAGAGCATTTTAATGATACCGCATTTTTTAGGATTAAACAATTTTGTGTGGTGGTTTGGAATAGTTGAAAATCGACTAGACCCACTACAACTTGGTCGCTGTCAAGTTAGATGTTTTGGTTGGCACTCAAAAAATAAAGCTGATATTGCAACTGAGGATTTACCTTGGGCGCATCCTGTCGTTCCATATGGTGTAAACAATGCTCAACCACCAAAAGAGGGAACTATGGTGTTTGGATTTTTCGCTGACGGTAAGGAAGCGAAATATCCGATTGTTATGGGAACTGTTCCTGGAATCCCAGAAGAACTTTTAAACAAAGAAATCGGATTTGCAGATCCATTAAGCGTTGCAGATAAACGCAATGCTGCTATGCCGCGCAAAATAGATACTGGTGCATCGCAGCTCGGTAAAGATACAAAAGGAATAAGGATTGCAGACGAGGATCCTTCAAGATATCCAAAGTATCTAAATGAACCAACAACATCAAGGCTTGCAAGACCAGTTCGCGGCGAGAAAGACGGTAAGTTTGATGGCGTTACAAACGAATCTATCGCCAATACAACCATAGATATACAAAGAAAAACCAGAGTCACAGGCATTCCTACAGCTGCTGCTAGTCAATGGGATGAAGCATACCCTACTTATGCAGCCGAATTCCCATATAACAATGTTACAGAAACCGAGTCTGGGCATGCGTTTGAGTTAGACGACACCTTTGGCACTGAGCGTGTACAGCTTTCGCATAGAACAGGAAGCACTCTAGAATTTGCAAATACAGGCGCTACGAAGATAAAATCTACTTCTAGTCGCCAAGATATTACTATGGGTGACCAAAGAACTTATGTAAATGGCGACAAATATGAAACTATAGACGGCGATTATTATTTGCAGATTGGCGGCAAACTCCGTATTCTTGCTAAATCAGTTGAGATTGTTTCAGGGTCTGGCACTGCTATTTCTGCGCCGCAGGGTGTATCGATAGCAGGTGGACAATCTGTAGCAATAACTGGATTATCTGCTAGTATGTCTGGTGTATTAACTACCGTGAGTGGTGTAAAAACTCAAGTTTCTGGGGCAATGTCAACAACTGTTAGCGGTGCAGTCACTCATATACTGGGAAATGCTGCCGTTGTTGTGAAGTCACCATATGGTCGTGCTGAACATCTAATTAGCGAAGAACAAGGAATAAAGAACTTGAATACCTGCTGTCCTAATCCAATCCCAGACCCGTTGCCTAATGGTCCACCGCCACCATCACCTATTGCTAGTTTAGATTTCCCAGCACCAAATATTAATTTTTAACACTTGAGAAAATCATGGGATCAGGAATCGCAATTTTACAACGACAGCAAGAAATAAAGACTGAAATGTCTGGAGATAATTTTGCTGCGAATGGCGTGTATGGGTTTAGCGCAGATGTCGCTCCATATGTTCCATCGTCTGCACCGCTATCAAGCAGCGATACATTCTCACCGAAGGCGCAAGATGAGTTGATAAACCCATCGCCGAGCACAGTAAACATTGTGAAGGGGCAAGATAACTCAGTTTTCTTACCGAAAACGACTGGAACAGATGTAAAGGTAACTTTTGAAAACGGTCGACCAAATGTATCGTTGAGTTTACCGAGCGCTTCATATGAAGAAATAACCAATCTGTTTATACAGGCAATTCTAAAAGGCGAAAGACCACAGCTTCCACCTAATATTAGAACCAATTTTTCAATCACGCCACCGCGAGACTCGAGTGGAGATAGAGGAGCAGCATCTACTGTCGCATCTCCTTTAAGTAATGCTACACCAAATACCACTACAACAACCACAGAATCTACTAAGATCAAGTTGGATTAAGGTTTAAAAGTTGAACTAAATATGTGTATAGAATCTAGTGCAATTTATATGATGCAGATGATTGACGCGAAAAGAGTCAGTTTGATATCTCTTTCAGAAGAAGAAAAATCCTTTTTGACTTCAAACAATCTGCAAGAAAAAATCGACGCTCACGAGGCATATATTGCTGCAATGATGCGATTAAAAGATATAGAGGACTCGTGTAGAAAACAGTACGGTGACGATATTATTAACAAATTAATTAGAGGTATGCCGCTTTCCCAGGTTTAGGTAAAATAATCAAGATTATCCTCTGTCTCATCGGGGGATTACCATTGTTGCAGACATTAGCCTTAATGTTTTCCTGCGTCCCTATCCCATTCGTTAAAAATGGTGGGTTGAACTTCGCACAAACTGGATTTGGTAAATTCCTCACTAGCATGAAGAATTTCTTTGACAAGGGAGCAGATATTGTTTCTAATTTCTTTAAACAATATTTCCGCAACCCTCTAGTTGATGGATTTAAACAATTTAGAAAAGAAGTTTTAGATCCAGTCCAGGAATTTTTTGCTACACCATTCGATTGGTTTAATGAAGAATTCGACAAATACGGTGCGAATAATTATGCTGGATTAAACGAAAGATTTCCTTACATTGCTGGAAACACAAGCGTCCAAGCAACCTTTAATGCACTAGAATTATCACTCGGAAAAGCCCAAAATTTTGCTGATAACTATCAAATTGGTCCATTTACTTTTGGGCAGTTGGCAACGATTGCACAAAATGCATCGCTTCAAGCAAGCATACAACAGTTTAGAGATCATACTGACGCGCTTTCTGGTGTTAAGTCCAAAATGGCTTATGATCTTATTACCTTGTATGGTAATGTTGCGAGCGTTGGTGCAACAGCCAACATTGCTTCTAGCAATGTGGTAACACCAAATCTAAGTTCAACTGCATATCCTATATTTGATTATGGCGACACTATTATTATTGATACTCAAACAAAAGTTATAACCGAAAAGGTATTTGCAGCCCATGCTTCTGGAAGTGTATCTATTGATATCTCTACTAATAATGTAAAGGTTACAACCGCAAATGTTGGAACTTTAAATCTAATGAACTGTTTATTGTCTTCCTCAGGAACAATAAATTTAAACACAAACATGGCTATTACTGTTAATGATGAGATTCGAACAATTCAATCTATTAATGTCGCTGGCGATTATTTGTTAGTGGATCTACCATTTGATTCTTCAGTCACTGGTGCTACTCTTTACAAAGAAACATCGTTTATCGTAAATACAGCGTTTACAACTACTAAAACTAATGAAATTGTATACAGAAGAACACCGTTTGTTTGTAATTCTGAGTGTTTGGATACGGTCATTACTGGTAACGGAACTACCTGGACTTCCCAGCTTGAAGTTGGTAATAAAATTATTTACGATACCAAAGAGTTTATTATTGAGGAAGTGACAGACACAACTATTACTGTTAACGACCAACTTACATTAACTCGAAATCTTCCTGTTTATAAAGTTAATAACGAAATTGAGGTGATGTCGATAGGTGAGGATATTGATCCTGATGAAATTATTAATGGATTTAGCATGATTGAAACAATGACTGGTGATCCAAACTTTATGAAGGGTGTAAAATCAAGAGTTCGTTTAGCAAACGGGAAATACACATCAGTTGCAACTGAAAATCCTACCGATGCAGCACAGTCTTTGTTTAAAAAAGAATTGTTGGTTCAGGCTAAAGATGCTCTGCAGCGCATGAAATATGATTTGAATGACGCTAAAACCAGGGGAATGAATGATGCTAGTTTAAATGTGGCGATTAATCGCACTATCACTAATTTTAAAAATACTAAAGAAGACATTATAGCTGCGATTGAACGCGACAAACAAATTATTAAGAATGTTAAAAATTTCGTATCTGCATTAGGCAAGTTGTTTTCTCTGGCTTGTGGAAAGAAAAAGAAGAAAAAAGGCGACAGTTCTTCCGATGATTACTTAAACATCATTACAGTGCCATATCCAGTTGAGGATGGGTGTACTGCTAATACTGGACAATTTATTCAAATCTTAGATGACTTTGATTCTGAGTTTAACCAAGACGGATTTGTAGGACCAACAATTAACGCTAACACCAGCATTGCTGCAACCAATCAGTTTGATGGTTCTGATGTTATTATTGGACCTCTACCAAATCAAACTCAGGGCACAGGAACTGGGGAAAGCAATGTTGGCATCGATGGTCGCGATCCAAGCGTCACTGTACCAGAAGATCCTTGTTCAAAACCGTGCTAAATATGTCGAGAGGTGCATAAATGTCATTAGATGTTCGCGTATATAAAGATTTAGATTTAAATTTTAAAGCCCATCCAGTAACAAAGGATGTAGTTAAACGCACAGGAAACGCAGCGATTATTGGTGCTCTTAAAAATCTTATTTTTACAAACCCATTTGAAAAACCTTTTCAGCCATTATATGGTTCAAAAGTTCGCTCTTTGTTATTCGAAGATGTATCATTTATTACTGCAAACATTCTGCAGACTGAGATTAATAATACCATAAAGAATTTTGAACCTCGTGTCGGCGTCGATGCGATTCGAGTTCAGGCTAATTTAGAACAAAATCGTTACGATATTACTATTAGATTTTATATTAATAATCTTGAGGCACCAGTCACAATTAACTTTTTCTTAGAGAAGGTCCGTTAATGGCTAATACAGACCAAAAACTAGTTGTTACAGAACTAGACTTTGCGCAGATTAAAACTAATCTAAAGAACTTTCTGCGCGATCAATCAGAATTTACTGACTTCGATTTTGAAGCCTCGGGCATAAGTACGCTATTGGATATTCTCGCATATAACACACATTACATGGCATATTATAACAATATGATTGCCAACGAAATGTTTCTAGACACTGCGATTCTTCGCGATTCTGTGGTTTCTCATGCTAAAATGCTGGGATATACGCCAGTATCTGCGATAGCACCAAGAGCAACAATTAATCTACAAATTATTAGACCAGCTAACGATACAACTGCAACACTAACTCTTCCAAGATTCACTCGGTTACAGTCAACACCATTAAATGGTGTATCATACACTTTCGTAAATACAGAAGACAAAACTACAAACTATGATCCAACTTGTAATCGCTTTTGTTTTGACGATTTGTACATATATCAGGGTCAACCGCTAACATACACATTCGTTTACAATGCTACCAATAATTCAGCTCAATCGTTTGAACTTCCAGACGCTGGCATTGACACCAGCACGCTAGAAATATTGGTGCAAGAATCTGCAACAAGTTTAAAAACTGAGAGATTTACGCTTGCAACTGATGCAACAAATGTAACTTCGAACTCCACAGTCTACTTCATCGATGAAACTAGAAACGGAAAATACAAGATCTACTTCGGAGACGGGGTTATCGGCAAAAGTCTAACCAACGGAAATATTGTTGTAGCGAATTATCTAAGAACAGATGGCGCGGCGGCAAATAAATCAAATGCGTTTAGCCTTATTGATTCCGTTGGCGGGTTTACAGGTTCAATTGTTTTTCCAATCAAGGCAGCATCTGGTGGTAATACGCAAGAATCTGTTACAAAAATTAGATTTAGTGCACCAAAAGCCTATGTATCTAATAATCGTGGTGTTACAAAAGAAGATCTAATAGCTCTAATCAACAAAAACTACCCATACTTTGAAGCAGTTAATGTTTGGGGTGGTGAAGAAAACATCCCACCTGTTTACGGTAAAGTATTCATAGCAGCAAAACCAACACTCGGTTTTGAGATTACAGACTCTGAAAAACTTGATGTGATTAATAATGTAATCAAACCAGTGTCAGTCGTTACTGTTATTCCAGAATTTGTTGATGTTGATTATAATTATCTACAAGTGTTTGCTGAAGTTTATTACGATGCAACTAAAACCACAAGATCTGCAGATGCAATAAAATCTATTGTTCAAACTGCAATCACTAACTTCAAGAACACTGAATTGGATAACTTTAACAGTCGATTTAAATTGTCAAAGATGCTTCGTGCTATCGACGACGCAGAAACATCTATCTCTTATTCTGATGCGGTTACTGTTATTGAGAAAAGACTTATTCCGCAGGTTGGTGCTGCTAGAAATTACACACTAGACTTTGGTACACCTATCTCTCGCGAAGATCCTTCTTATAGAATCTACTCAACCCCAGCATTCGGACAATTCGATGCTGATGGTGTTCTTCGTAAGTGTTTCTTTGAAGAAACACCAGGATCTTCTTCTGGCGTTGAATCGATTACAATCAATTCGGCTACAGGTTCTTATCTAACCGCACCAACAATTTCTATAAACGGAGACGGTGTTGGCGCTAATGCATATCCTGTGATTGTTAACGGTAAAATTACACAAATCGTTGTGGATAAACCAGGTGTTGGGTATACAACTGCTACAACACTATTGTATTATCAAGACGAGATTGATACAACCGCGTCTTTCACTGTAAATATGCAAGGTCGTTTCGGTACACTGCGCAGTTACTTTTTTGATAATAACAATATCAAAACAACATTGGATGCTGAGGCTGGAACAATTGATTATCAGCTAGGTAAGATTACCTTGCAAGAATTTGATCCGTTCTCAATCGAAGATCCACTAAAGATCTTTAGAATGGTTGCTAAACCAGAAACAAATAACTTTGAATCTGCTCGTAGTCGAATTATCACTATCGACGAAGAAGATACAAATGCTATCAACATTAGTGTTAAATCTCTCTCTTAATGTTTGCAAATAATTACATATCAACAATTGTAGAGAACCAGGTACCTGAGTTCGTAAGAGCCGATCATCCAACATTCGTGACATTGCTCAAAAAATACTATGAGTATATGGAGCAAACCAATAAAACATTAAGAGTCGGTAAAGACCTATATGATTACATGGATGTTGATACGACAAGAGCAGACTTGATCAAGTATTTTAAGACGAAGATTATTCCAGATTTTCCTGAAGAAACCGAACTATCTACTGAGAAACTGATAAAGGCAGCAAAATTTTTCTACTCTAAGAAAGGCTCCGCTGAATCCTTTAAGTTTCTATTCAGAACATTATACGGGCAGGAAGTTGACATTTACTTCCCGAAAGAAGATATCCTTAAAGTATCTGATGGTAAATGGAAACAACCACAAGCACTTCGCCTAGCATTTACCGACACCAGTTCTCTTGTTACGGGTGGTAATGTCAATGTGTTTGCAGTTACTGCTAATACAATAAATGCTAATGGATTTAATATCCTATCAAAAGGCATTACAGTAAATTCATATATTCGTATCGGCGATTCTCGTAGAAAAGTTGTCACGATTAACACATCAGGCGATTTTCTTCGAGTTGATATTCCATTCGCTAACACATCAAACGCGCAAACATTTAATTCTGCTAAATTGTTCAAGGTAGAGTTGAGCGAGTACACCAATTTTGACATTAAACTACTCGAAAGAAAACTAGGCATCGGCGAGATTTCTAGAACGACTTGCGTTATTGAAAAAGCAGTACTAACTGTTGACGGTGAAACTGGTCGCGAGTTCGTAGAACTTTATGTGTCGAATGTAACTAGACTATTTGAAGCTGGTGAAAATCTAGTCGTAAAGTATACTGACACCAATGGTGTTGAGCAAACATTTAAGTCTAAGATTATCTCCTTGCTATCAAACATCAGTTTGTTCAGAAATAGATTTGGCGTTGTTCAAACAGGTAGAAAGTATAAAACTGGAGATCCAGTGGTATTGTTTGGTGGTCTCACCGATTCACCTGATGCTGTCAAGGGTATCGCCGTTGTTAACAATGTTTCTACGGGATCTATTGAATCTGTTGAAGTTATCCAACCAGGATATTTCTTTAGAACAGAACCAAATTCATTGGTTCGTATAATCTCAAGTTCAGGTATCGGTGCCAATGTTCTGATATCAGGTATCTACGATGACGGTGGTGCCAATAGTGCAAACATCCAGTTTAATACAGATGCTATTGTGTATAAAAAAGATATCCTTTTAAATGGATTAGAATATGATTTTGATAATATTACAGCGTTTGCAAATCAAACATCTGGTGCGGGAAACACAACAACAACAATTAATTTAAACACTGCATTTTATACTGCTAGCACAACTAATGATTATTATAAATCTTTTGTTGTGCAAATCCTTGACGGCACTGGTTCTACAGGTTCACCGAATTCAGCACAAATTACTGGATACAATGGAACAACTAAAATCGCAACACTATCTCTAGCTCTCGGCGCAGCTGTAGATGGCACTAGCAATGTTAAAATTTATGCAAATGCGCAAACTGAAATAGGTAGAGCATTAACATTCGAAACAATCACACTCGGCAAGGTTCGTGCGCTGGACTTAGATGACGGTGGATCGTTCTTCGAAGAACCGCCGACATTTGATGCCATATCATTATACGAATCTGACTATTCCCTAGACCAAGGATTTTTAACCATTCCTTCTGGTCAATTTTCGCAATATAATCCATCCGCTTCTCCGCCAACAATTCGATTAAATTCGTCAAACTCATCATATAGTTTGGCGAATGGATTCTACACTGGCTCTCGCCTTTTCTTGGATGTGGGTGATACTGCTCACTATGCAGAAGTTGTAGATTACATTGTAAACAATCCAGGTTCTTCTTCTAACACTAAAACATTAGTTCTAGATCGACCTTTTGAAAATAACATTAATCAAACAAACATCTTAAACTTTAACTTGTTTTTTGACTTTAGACCAAATGTTCGCGGTCCAGGCAAACTTGGTATTATCTTAGTGAGGAACGGTGGCAGCGGATACAATGTAACTAATAACATCATTGAGTTTATTGGTACTGGTGTTGGTGCAAATGCATATCACACAGTAGACGCGAACGGAAGTATAACGAGCGTCACGATAGATAATCGCGGTGAAGGTTATCCAGAAGCACCATCTATCTTGATTAGAGATACGAATACTGGAAATGTTGCAACGGGTTCTGGTGCGCTATTCGACATTTATCTATTGAGTGATGGTGAAGAGTTTGCCGCCGAAACATCGGATATCGGTCGTATTCAAGACTTTAGAATTCTGAACCGTGGATTCGAGTACGCTAATACACCATTGACATCGCTTAAAGTTGTCGACATACTTACAGATAATCTTGCTTCTGGGCAACTTGTCTTGTCTGGAGATTCTGTCTGGCAGGGTGGTGTTACTAATGCAGATGCTACCTTCCGCGGAACCGTTGACGACTCTTATAGATCTGATGCAAGCAATACTGTTATTCGTGTGTTTAACTACTCTGGTTCGATTAACACATCAGAGCCGATTCGTGTGGCTACAAGTTCTGGAAACCTCACTCTAAACCTATCTACCGCCAATGCAACGATATCATTTAACGATGTTAACGATGCAGTTGAACGCAAATACCCACATTTCTATGGAGATGGACTAGCCAAAGCCAATACCGAGTTCCTAAGAGGGTTGATCAAATACGGTGGATTCTACCTAAACACAGATGGATTCCTCAGCGCCGATAAGAAGATACAAGATAGCGACTACTACCACAATTTCTCATATGAAATTTCGTCTGAAAAGTCTCTAAACGACTACACTGAGACTGTGAATCGCGTTGCACATCCAGCTGGCATGCAATTGCTATCGAAATATCTGTTGAAGAATATCACCCAAGACCTAGTAACTATAGCGGCAAATGTGTACTCGTCAAATACCTTGCAAACTACAAATGCTAATACATCACACAGCAGCAATGTTTTCTTTGGTAATAACTCAAACTTTACACTGAATGCCAATATCGGTGACTTAATTGTAATAAATACAACGGAAACGGCATCTTTAAAACAGTATACTAGAGTTGTCGCTAATGTTGTAAATGCGAATGTTATTTGGCTAGAATCGGCGATTGGTGGAATAGGTGACGGTAGATTACGAACAACAACTAGCAATGCTAATGTTATTGTGTTTGCGAATTCTTCAGCCGTCACAGAAAGTCTAGAAGCTGGTGACAACATCAGTTTCAATGTCTCTAGCACAACTTATGATAGATATGTCGTTTCAACGCCAACAAGTAATGTCGTATTGTTAAACGCAGCGGTAACTGCATCAGGAAATGTTGTCTATAGGAAAAATCCAACATACAATGTTGTTTCTTATAGAATTATCCGAACTCAAGGGTAACAAATGAAGTCATTAGTATTAAAAGATTTTGGTATTACAAACGCAAAGAATTTTGAGAGCATGGTCTCAGTTCCGCTTGCAAATGTTTATGTTATGGTTGGTAGATCTTTAGCATGGGCTAACACGGCTAATGCAGATCTATTGGATGATGTTACAATTGCAGAACCATACGATACAACAGAATACAAGTTTGATTTGCAAAAAGACGGGCAACTATTAAAGAAGATTACTGGCAGCGACATTCAGCCAGTTATCCCTAGAGTTGACTGGGCAGCAAATACTGTATATGTTGCATATGACCAAACAGCAAATTTGTTCATCAAGGTGTTGGATACCGCTGTCACTGGCGGTAATGTAAATGTTTCGCTTTCTTTGGCGAATACAGTAAACGCAAATAGCATTAATCTTGCTGCTGCAACACCTGCTCTCTCAGCGGGATCGTTTATCAAGATCGGCGATGAAACGAAAGAAGTCGTAAGAATTAATGCCGTTGGTGATTTCTTAACAGTCAACACAGTATTCAGTTCAGCGTACACATCCGCGAACTTGTTTAAGGTTGATATTTCTCAAACGCAGTATTCTAACAAATTCTATGTTAGAAACTCACAAGACCAGGTCTTTAAGTGCCTATTTAATAATAACGGCGCAGAATCTAATACTATGCCACAGATCACCATCGGTGGTGATTTACCAGAAAACCCATACATTGAAACGGCTGATGGGTACAAGTGGAAGTATATGTACAGCATTCCAACTGGACTAAAGAATAAATTTTTCACCGATAAGTATATGCCAGTTCTTCGTGATACTATTGTTTTTGATAATGCAAAAGATGGTCGCATAGATATCATTAAAATTGTTGACGGTGGAACAGGATACTATGCAGGTAGTTCTGTAAACAACTACTCAGTCGTCAGCGTTACTGGCGATGGAACTTTGGCTAATGTTAGCGTTGATGTTGTTAATGGTACCATTGTAGATGTTAACATTCTAAACGGTGGTAATAACTATAGCACCGCAACCGTCACCATACAAGATCCGTTGCAACAAGCCATCGGTAACACAGCAAATCTTCAGGCAGTTATTAGCCCACAATATGGTCATGGATTTGATCCACAAAGAGAACTAGGTGGGTCTAGCATCATGGTTTCTGTTGACATTGAAGGCGATGCAGATGGAAACTTGCCAGTTCAAAACGATGGAACAGACTTAATCAGACAAATGTGTTTGGTTAAAGATGTAAAATTAGCAACTGGTGCGTTTGGAACTGCTTCGTATTATCCAATGTATACAACAATTTCAACATCTAATCCACCAGTAAACTTTTCTCATAACGAAATAGTGTATGTTGGATCTAGTTTTTCAACCGCAACATTTAGCGCAAGAGTAATGCATTTTGACGATACTACTAATACTCTTTATGTAAATAACATTGTTGGAAATGTTAACAACATTGAAAACGAAACAATCTACCAGAAGGACGCTCCATCAGCGTTCGCCAAGGTATTTGATGTGACAAAACCAGATATAAATATTTTGTCTGGAGAAATTTTGTATATTGAAAATAGAGCAAAAATTACTCGTAGTGGAAATCAAACCGAATCAACTAAATTTGTTGTAGAATTTTAAGGTGTAATCAATGGATTTTAACGCATCACCATATTGGGACGATTTTGAGGCTACCAACGGAGCGTTGGAAAAGAACTACATGCGTATTCTTTTTCGCCCTGGATTTTCAGTTCAGGGTCGAGAGCTAACACAAATACAGTCTATTTTACAAAACCAGATTAAACAATTCGGAAATCATATTTTCCAGGATGGTTCGCCAGTTGTAGGTGGACATTTAACTCTGGATACATCAGTTAATTATGTAAAACTTGACACCCAATTTAATGGTGTCGACATTGACCTTGAAGATTTCCTTGGATTGGTTGTGTTCAATTCTGGCACACCAAAGGTTCGCGGAAGAGTTATCCAGACATATTCTACCACAACAGATCGTACGCTACTCTTGAAGTATCTTCGCGGTAATACATTTACAGCAGCACAAACTATCTCAACTGCCGCTGGAAATTCTGCTAATGTATCTTCTACAGCAAATACAACAGGAACAGGCTCTGTCGTTTCAATCAACCAAGGCGTGTTTTATGTTGATGGATTTTT